GCAAAGGCCTTTAACAATCTTAACCACACCTCTTTTAATTTATTTAACTTTTTCTTCATAAAAATTCTCTAAACTCTTTTTAGTTTCTTTTTTCTTTGAGGATGCAGCTTTATATACATCACCATCTTGAGGTAACATATTCTTTTGTAGATAATCTAAATATTGATTACCATAATTTGTATCATCTAAAGGATTCTGATCAAATGTAGGCATCATACTTCTTTCTATAATTTTATGTTTTGTATGTGTTTGCTTCTTTTCTTTTTGTATTCTACGAATAAAAGCATAATAAATTATTTGTGTAAAGTATGAAAATGGATTCTTAGATTTCTCTGGATTGAAGTTGTTCACATACTGTAAGCAATTTTCTATTCCATCCCCTATCATTTCCTCTTTAAATGTGTAATTAATAAAGTTAGGGCGATAAGATAAATGCTGAGCAATCTTTAAAAAACATTCACCTATATAATCTGTTACAGGTGGTATCTCTTCACCTGCTGATTCAGCCTCTTTTACTTTCTCTTTCCATGCAGAGATAGCTTCTAGAAACTGTTTATTATTTACATAATGTTTTGCTGCTGCAGCCATTTAAATATCCTTTTAGCTAAAGTATCATACTTATTACAATATGTCAATTGCAAACTAAATGTTTTTTAGCATTGACAAGTGATAAACTCGTTGGTATAATATTCTTGTATTCCATTGGAGTTAATGTTCTGTTTCTTCATAATCATATGGTGTATTTTGAAATTGTTCAATTAAATCATCTAAATCAATATCTTTCTTAGACCTTACTTTTTCTTCATCATCTTTTTTTGTTTTATAATTATAATCTTTATCTGTATATTTTGATGCATCATCAAACTCTTTATACCTTTTAATTACATATTCATAATATTTACTTAAACCTTCTGAAACTGCATAATGCACAATTACTTGGTTTTTATTTATAGCAAAAGTGTCTTCTTTGGTAAATGTTGCCCATCTTCTTAAAGCAAGATTTTCTTCGTATTTACCATCTTTATTCATAGTGTCAACTGTAACCATTTTCAAAGGTAATGACACTTTAAAATAACCTGAATCTAAATTACTTAACATACAGATAATTTCATCACCATTGATGAGTTTAAATATTCTATATGATTGTTTTATTTCAGATAGTTTATTCATTCCATTTTCTCAAAGCTTGTGCTTTAGGTATCCAATCTTCTGGTGGCTGTTCAAAATTAACATTTTTAAAGTCAACCTTTTCCCAGAAGTGATTAAATAGCTCTTCTTCATTCACTCCTGCTACTGCAAAGTTTTCATACATTTCAGCAATACTTTTTTTTACTTTTTCTTTATTGTATTCAACTAATCTTTTATAGTCGTACATCTCTTTGAACTTTTCATAATCTTTTTGTGATATTGTCATATATTAATCCTGTGTATTGTATAGTCAAACTGTTCTTCGTTATAGATATTTATTCTTTCCATAAAGTGGCGTAATGTAAAGTTTTGTTTACCTTTGTATGTTAAATCATCAGCAATATCAAATAACTTACACATTTCTTTATTATCGTTTAATCTTAAACCTCTACCTATAGATTGTAACACTCTTATTTTACTTTTACTTGGACTACTGAATATTATATTATGTAGATTTTTAATATTAATACCTGTAGAAAATGTACCATAAGATGCTACAATAACAGCATTATTTGTTTTCTCTGATATCTCTCTAATCTTTTCTCTATCTAATGCATCAACAGAACCACTTACAAAAAATACATTTCTGTCTTTGTATTTTTCTTTTATTGTATCATACAAAGGTTTACCATGCTTTTCAACAAATTGATATAACACTAAAACATTTCCCTTGACATTACCTAATAAATTAGTTATAAAGGACAATCGTTTTTTGTGTGTCACAATGTAATCCATTTCATCTGCATATTTTAAATTTTTAACATCCTTACATTCATCTTCTTTATACCCTAAAATTAAACTATCAATTTTTAAATTGGCAAGTGTTTTCTTTTCAATTAATTCTTTTGTAGATATAACTTTATTTACAGTACCAAATAAACCTTCTAGTACAAGTCTATGTGTTTGTAAATCATCAAGTGTTCCTGTTAGACCAAAACGATATTTACATAAATGCAATTTTGACATTATACTTGTTAATGATTTCGCTTTAAATAAATGTGCCTCGTCACCTATTACACAACCAAACTGCTCAAAATATTTTTTCGGAAATTTGTATATTGATTGCCAAGTAGAGATTACAACATCTTTGGTAACTTTCTTATCGTGACCAGAATATATTTTTTGTATATACGCATCTAACCAACCATAATCAATAAAGTCAGTTGCCATTTGTTCTACCAAACTTGTAGTCGGAACTAGTATCAAAGTTTTAAGATTCTTTTCGTGACACCATCTTGTCAAACCATAAATGATTAACGATTTACCAGATGCAGTAGGACAAACAAGAAGACCACGACATTTTCTGGTACCAAAAAGAATACTAGAAATTTGATAATCACGAGCTTTGTATGGTATTTTAAGGTGTTTAATAAATGATTTAACTGTAGACTCATCTATATCCTCGGGTTTAGCATTGAACTCTAAACTGTATTCAATGTCATTTCTTTTACAGAACTCTCTAATATAGGGTAACAATCCCAAATAGATTTGTCCTGTAGCAATTGAGAATAGTCGTATTTTTCCATCCCATACTTTACTTCTATATGCGGGCATAAATTTTGCACCAGGGACTTCAAAGGTAAAATACTCTGAGAGCTCTCTTGCGATATGTGGTTCAGTTGTAATCTTTGCATATACTTCATTTTTTTTCTCTATCTTCATAAGGTACATCTTCCTTATCTAGTTCTGGCCACTTACCCTCTTTATCTCTTTGTCTATAATTTAATTCTGCATCAGCTTCACTAGCAGCTCTCACTTTATTCATATCTTTAAAATCGTGAGAAACACCAAGTGCTGGTCTAGAGTCAAATTTACAAAAATCAGCGTACGGGCCTTCTTGATTTACATAATGTAAGAACACTTGAGTTTGCCAAGCACCTTCAGGAACTTCAAATGCTTCTCTCCAATGTTCTATTTCACAACCTCTATATATGACACCATCACCAGGTTCCATTGGTATCATCTTTCCTTTTGTACCTCTCTCACCATTCTCGGGTCCTACATGCATACCCCAATTATAATCTTTTTTATCTTTGTAATCATAACCTAAACAACAGGTTATTGATATTTCACAAGATGGTCTATCCTTATGCCTTTTTAACATATCACCTGGTTTATATAATCTATAATAAGAATATGTCGGCCATAATTTTAAACCAGTCCACTTTTCCATATGTGGTGTACTAAACTTTAATAATGTTTCCATAAGTGGGTCGCCATAAACACTATGACTGCCTGGAATCTGAGCACTTTCCGCTTCTGGTTGAAACATTCTCACTCTATCAAAGTGTGAATACTGACTTGCAATCTTTGCAATCTCTTTAGGTATCATCTCTTTGATTAGAATATATTTCTTTTCTTTAAAAAATTTTACTGTATCAATCATTTGAACATCTTCCCTAAATTCCAAATAACTAAAGAGTATCTTGTTCCTTGAGTTACGGGTGTTACCTGATGATGAATAAAAGAAGGAAACACAATTATTGAACCTCTAGGTCTTATTTCTTTACAGAGGTGATATCTCTTTCCCCCTGCGTGTGGTCCTAAGTCAAACTTTAAATCACCACCTTTATAATGTTTTGGATTAGTCAAGTTTACTGTTACAGAAAGCTTTCTTGTTTTCCAAAACTGATTCGGATTATCAACAAAACCAGGTGCAGGTACATACCTTTTTACACCTTTAAATTTACCATCTCTATATGTTTCATCAAACTCTAATTCTTTACCTTCATCATTTTTGACTATTACATATTCACCTTTTTCATCTTTTCGTCTTTGTTCTTTTACTGTAGGGTCAAAAGGTATGTATGGTCTTGTTCCACCATCTGTATGCCATGCATAAAACATACCAGGATGATAAACAGTAAATTGACAAGTTTCAGAAAAATCCCATTCAAAGTTCCAGCCTGCTTTTTGATTTGCTTCGTGTATAAATGGGTGAATCAATTCATAAATCCATTTATCTGCTAACCATCCAACTTTAGTATCTCTTACATATATATCTTCGTCTTTGATACCTTTTTTTCTTCTACCTTCATTAGTTAAGTTATTTGCAGCTATACTTCCAGCATTAGATACCTCACCACCTTTTTGTTTAAAGTCAAAAGTTGTAGCATCTGTTGCTTTTTTCCCTGCTTTTTGTTCTGTGAGAGTCATATCAGACAACCCTCTTTCTATAATTGCATTACATTGTTCATCTGTTAAGGCCGATTGAAACCAATAGTAATTAGTATCTACTATACTCATAGCGCACCCTCCGTATATTTTATCCAAGTAGTAATATTTCTTAATTGAAAACCACGGTTATGTAAATTTTTAACAATGTGTTCTAGATATCCATTTACGACTTTTAAATAATCTAATTTAGATTGTAACCTAATTAAGTCTTCGTCTGATTCTAAATATGTTGGAATGTCTTGTCTGAGTATTTTAAGTTCAAATGGTTTTTCAGATTTACCTGAATAATATTCCCATTTCTCTTTTTTAAGAATTTTCATATCAGTTTCAGCCTTACTTAACATAAGTCTAAAATTCGTATATAATTTTAAATATTTGTTTAACAAAGCAGGACTTCTAGCTTCCTCAACATTGATGTTTGTTTCATCAATCTTTGAATCTTTGTCAAACATTTCTTGTATTGTTTTTAAATCCATAGTGTATTATATATCATAATTAATAAAAAGTCAATGCACCTATTATAAATCTTGAAATTTGTATAATTGGTATTGAAATGTTGCTTGTGCTGTCATATACTGTACATCACCAGCATCGTTAGTGTAATTTAGACCAGACAATGCAACAGGATAAACATTTGAAAACAATACATTTAATATAGGATTGTTTTTGTTTGATAGTAAAGTTAAAGTTGCATCAGAGTACATAGAAGTGTCAGGTGTTCTAGCCTTTGGAGTATCTGAACGATTTGGTGTTACAGTATTACTAAAAGGCATTCTATCTACATTTTCTTCTCTAAAACTTTTAAATTGTTGTCTATCTTCAGGAAAACCTATTGCTGTAATCCAATTATGTAACTCTCTATAGTTTTCTAGTTTTTCATCTACTATAAAAGTTATCTCTAAATTTTCATAAGTTACTTTATCAGGTAACACAGGAATATTTTTAAAAGGTGTAGGAAATACTGCTTCACCCATATTGATACCTGGAACATTACAGGCCTGTGTGAAGAACTGAACTTTAGGTAATTGAAGAATAGAAAACCTATACTGCGATGGTGCAGCATAATCAATTACATCAGGTTGTCTATTTAGTGCATTTAACTCTGTCATACTATTATTTATAACAAAAAAAAGGGGACCAAAGTCCCCTTTTCTGTGGTGTGGTAGATTGTGATTACATTAAGTTAGCGACTTTAACTCTTCTGTAATATTGGTTAGTTTCTTTTGTAAATGCAGTATTTGAAGAACCTGCATCGTTGTTGTCAGCTAGAGCACCAGCGTCTACAGCGAACGGGTTATCAATCATACCATATCTAGTTTTGAAACCGATTTTTGGTTGGAAAGTTTGCTCACCAACTGCTCTCACCATTTGTAGTGGAACATATGGGCAATAGAAAGTACCAGCATCATAAGGTGAAGTACCTTTATATCCAACAACATAGTATTGACT